AAAATTTTACTCACATAATGTAGGAATGTCAGGTCGTTTGAGACTTGCCGCCACTGGAGTCCAAGACCAATGGCTCACAGGAGATCCACAGTTTTCATATTTCCTGATGAACTTTAGAAGACATACGAAGTTTGCTATAAATTATATTGAAAGTCAGTTTGATGGAGATTCCACATTTGGTAAAACCGTTACTTGCCGTGTTCCAAATGATAGAGGAGACTTGATTAAAAACTTGAATTTGAAAATAACCCTTGACGACCCATCTTCTGGGTATGAATGGTGTCCATCTGTTCTGTCACATTTAGTGGAGAGTGCAGAACTTCTTATTGGTGGACAAACCATTGAGAAAATTACAGGTGAGTACATATACATTCACCAACAACTCCATAATACAGATGATGATATAGATCAGACTGTGTACTTTCTGAATAGCCATGGTGAAACACTCGCACACACAGGTGATTATACATACTTTATGGACCTCCCATTTTACTTTTATCGTAATCCAAGTCTTGCTATTCCAACATGTGCCCTCACTAAACAGATTGTTGAGGTTCGGATAAAACTGAGACCCCTCGCAGAACTTGTAAGTGGTGCTAATCCAGAAAATGCTACAGCAAATCTCAAAAAGATTTCACTTGATACAGAGTTTGTGTTTCTCACCGATAACGAGAGAAACTACATGATGTCCAGACCACTTGACTATGTCATCACTCAGGTACAAATGTCAAAGTTTGTGATGAAAGCTGGTGAAAACACAAAGTCGGTGATGCTCAACTTTTCACATCCAGTGAGGGAACTCTTCTTTGTGTCACAGTCTGAAGCAGCTGTTACCGCAAATCATCCAAATAGATATAACACTTTGTCAAATGTAAAACTTCAATTTAATAATGAAGTTGTTTTTGATAGAGGTAGAAAGTTTCTTGTATATGAACAATCCCTCAAACATCACATTAGTCCACCAGAATATGTAGCCGGCACAAATTATAAACAATCAGAGTTTGGAATGTATAGTTTTGCCCTAAAACCAGAAGTGTATTACCCAACTGGACAAGTTAATATGAGCCGTATATTTCATAAACTCCTCACAATTCAGATAGACCCAATCAATGATAGTGACAATAATAATACCAGAGTGTACGCCGTAAATTACAACATACTTCGTGTTGATAGTGGATTAGCTGGTTTAAAATTTTAGAATGCTATAATAGTAATGGCTGGTGTTGTTCAGCTCTTGGCATCTGGTGCTCAAGACAGGTTTTTTACCATAGACCCAGACTATACATACTTTTTGCAAAGTTTCAAGAAACATTCAAATTTTGCAAGAGAATATGTAGACATAGACGCAGAGACGGCTGTTGACTTTGGTGGCAAGGCAAGATTCAAAGTGGCTCAAAATACTGGTGATTTGTTATTGACTCTCAGTGTGAAGATTAAGTTGCCAACCATTTCAACCATACTATACACAGATCCAAGATTTATAGAATCTATTGGTCACGCTCTCATTGAATATGCCGATCTGATTGTGGGTGGAAAAGTCATTCAGAGACTCACAAGTGACTATCTTCAGATACATTCGGAGCACTTTGTTACACAAACAAAACAGAGGGCTCTCAGACAACTCATAGGAAAGTATCCAGAACGAACAATTGATACAAGGGTTTCAGACAAGGATATTTTGGGTAACATTGGAACTGCAGACACCGAGGATGAATTCTTTGTGGACCTTCCATTTTACTTTTACAATAATCCAGAATTAGCAGTGCCTCTCTGTGCCATTAAGAAACAGGAAGTTGAAGTTGAAATTAAAATAAGAAATCATGATCATCTGATTATAAAGGGTACAACCGGAGAACTTCAAGCAGTAACACCTGGTAGTATTCACCTCAAAGACTTTTCATTGTGTGCAGAAGTTGCTTTTATTGATCCTTGTGAGAGAATCAAAATTGAGAATGAAAAGATGAGAGATTATATCATCACACAAGTTCAACAAAATGTATTTGATGTTGCACAAGGTGTACAAGATGCTGGATTCAAATTGGATTTTTACAATCCAGTGAGGGAGCTCTACTTTGTGATTCAAAGACAGGGGGATACAGGAACTGGTGAGGGTCAATTTATAACCCCATTTGATTACGATAATACGCTCGCAGACACAGGTGGTAAGTATATTCTTTATGAAAATCTTGATTATCTTACGCTTGATCTTGATGGCCAACCCATAATTACACAGGAAACTGGGAATGTTATATTCCTTAAGGCTGTCCAGGCAGCCATTCATCACTCCAAGACACAACTTATTAGACGATTCTACTCGTATAGTTTTGCACTTGAACCAGAAAAGTGGTATCCAACGGGTCAGATCAACTTTAGTCTTGTGAAAGAGCAAATACTCAACCTAAGTCTGACCCCATGTGCCGATTATGCAAGACAAGTTAGAGTCTACGCTGTGAGTCACAATATCCTTCGCGTAAGTGAGGGAACTGCCCGAACTCTTTTTGATTTGAAATACTAAGAAAGATGATGAAAACTGGTTTTGGTGAATCTTCTGGGGCTTACGAGGAGTCCCAACAACAAGCCCTCATGGGGATACTTCTCCCCGTTCTTGAGAGAAGTATGGTCATGGCAGCCGAATATTCCAAAGCGTGTGGTCGTAACACGGTACTCTCAGAAGATATGGAATATGCGATTAAGTATTGTGTGATGTATACAGTTGGTCAAAACATTGGATCCCTCTATCCAGAGATTTATGACGAAGAGTCTTCAGATGAAGATGACCTTGAGGAGATATCTCCAGAAGATTGTCCCCCATTTGAGAGATACTCTGGTAATGACACTATCTTCAGACAGATGAATGAGGCCTACGACCGTTGGGAACAGTGGGTTCCACAAAGTCCGGTAGAAGAGATGTTAAAAAATGCTATTAATAGTAATGAGTACATCGGAGCCGGAGGGATGGACGATTTCTGAATATAAGTCATTCAAAGCTACAGGTGACGAAGATTCAGGAAGTAGTTCTGATGGAGATTCTGATGAGGAAGAAGAGCAAATATTCGCAAAATCACAAATAGTCAGGAAACCCAAATACAAAAAAATTGTTCAGAAGGAGGAACTATTACCAGAATGAAAAATTTCTATACATATAGTATAAAACTCTCATCATGGCTGACATGACTGCCCAAGCTCTCAAGACTGTTAACCTTGTTACCCAAGAATTGGAAACTCAATCCCTCAACGCCATTGTTGCGGGCTTCAGCTTCGCCGCGGCGATGAGCTGGATGGACTTGGTCCGTTGGGTCATCCAACAATTGATTAAGGTGCCAAAGAACGGTGGTACCCAGTACACCCTCACCGCGATCTTGACCACCTTGTTGTCCATTGCGGTCTACATGGTTGTCTCCAGCATCTCCACTCGTGTCTCCAAGCCAGCGCAACCAGTCTTCGCGATTACTCGCTAAGTTTTGGGCGTCGCTTCATAAGAGACAAGAGAACAATTCCAATAAACACAATCACTCCAATGGAGAGATACTCTTTCCATCTATAAGAATCCACCAGAACTTCGGGGATACTTATTGGTGGCGGTAACTCCTTCTTAACGGTTTCCGGGGGAACCTTTGGTAGTCCCTCTAATTTGTCCGTAGAACATGTAATTTCAAATTTCAAAATGTGATCCTGATTCCTGAAATCATATGGGATGAGACGCCCGTGGCTCATGTAGAAGAACTCTAATTTGATGTCTTTGATATACTTTTGTGCCCCCCTGTAGAATTCATGTGTAAGTGGATCATCTGCGTGGTGATAATTCATGTAATCGGTGCCATTTAGAAGAATGTGCCCTGTGTAGAATGGTGTTGCCGAGTATACAGTTTTTGTGAATTCGTCAGATCCAGATGTCATACGAATAATAAGAGAATTTGGACCTTCCAAATTGATAGCCCCAGAAATCACGGTGTCGCCACTCTCTGGATTTTTTGATGAAAACCCCATAACTTGGTGAGGTGTTGTCGTGGAGGTATTACTGAGATAACCATTCGTACCAT